TTATTACGATACCTCATCATTACATCTCTGAGATATTGTTCTGCCTTAACTTTTGGTAGATTACCTACATCAATATAAAATATTCTTCTTTCAGGTGCTCTTGATAATCTATAAATTACAAGACTATCCTCAATCATACGAAGTTGATTAAGTGCCTTAATTGCTTTATGAAGATATGAAAGAACCGATCCTTTATTTCTATCTACAAGACCAGAAGTTACATAAGAAATAGAATCCTTTGCAATTTTAACTCCTTTATCACCACTACTACCACCCATAGTTCCTGTTGGGTATTGTGCTTTTGGTGTATATACAAAGTATTCTTCAATTTCAGGAGACATTACTTTTGTAACATCACCTTCACTATTAGATTTTATATTCATATAATCATTCTTATTTTTCTTCTTTTCTTGCCTGATGAATCTTATCTTCATCGGATCAATATATCTTAAATCCTGAATTCCTTCCTCTGGTTTTTTAGTATCAATAACTTTTAAATAATATAATCTACCATCTACATACCAATTTCTAAAAATCTCATGAGATTTTGAATCAAAATCTAATATCTCTTTAATATTTTTAAATTCATCTCTTATTATATTTTTTAATTTATCACTAGCATTCAAATTAGATAATTCAATTTCAATTGGTGAATCATATAAATCACTTACAATTGCTTCATTTATAACATCTTCAATAGCACCATCTGCTTCTGGATGGAGTGCCATTTCACGATATCTTTTTATCAAATCAAATTCAGTTCTATATACACCCTCAATATCTACATAAGAACCATAAAAAGAACTAGCAATATAATTATCAACCCCGTCCTCATTATTCTGAGGAACGGGGGATACTACTGATGGGGGTTTCTTTTCTTTATCTCCAATAGAAAAGCCAAAAAGTCTTGCCATATTATAATTTTAGAATTCGTATATTAACTATTTAGGCTGGTTCTATTAACGAACATCTGCAGTATTAGAAGCAACATTTGCACCACCTTTAATAGCTTCCCAGTATTGAACTTGGAATTCTACAGTAAATTCTTCTATTTGATCAGTTGATTCATAACTTAAATCAATTGCAGAAATATTCGTTGGGAATATATCACGGAATTGATAAGATCTTAAAACTGATGATTGTGCTGCAGTAAGTATTCCTTCTCCTGCACTACGATCTAATTGATGAACTAATGCATCTTGCATATATTCATCAGGATTTGTTACACCAGTTGCATTATCCATTTGATTAACTATATTCATCCACTCTTCAAAAGAAGAACGAACTTCAAAATCAGTATCATTAATAATGGTAACAGTCCATGTTTCAAATGTTCTATCACCAGCAATTTTAAAAATACGACCTCTAAAAGGTACTTCTATTGGAGCAATTGTAGATGCTGGAAGTGCTGCTGCCTTAACAAGAAATCTTGTTTTTTCTGCATCAGGTTGTGTAACTGTTGTTGGAAAATTCAACACAACTTCAAACAGATTAGGGCGAGTACCACCACCTGTGAGTTTATTTTTAAACCCACTGATCGTTCTTAGATCTGGAGTATTGCGTATTGGCATTGTTTGTTGAACCTCTTAATTAAACGTTACCGATAACTTCTTCGAATGAAACGCCAGTTCTAGTGGCGACAAATGTAAGACCGATGAAGTTAATCGACCTTGCAGGCTTAATGTATATGTCTGCAATGAATTCATTATTATCAATTACTGCAGCAGTATTGTTTGTTTCATCACAAACAAGAACATAATCTTGAATTCCTCTCTTTGCTTGAACATCACGAAGGAAAGGATCAACAATATTTATGAAATTAGTTCTTGTAATTTCATCATTAAATTCAAAGAGTTGATCTTTAGCAGCTGCTTCAATTGCATTCTCAAGGAAGATAAACAACCTACGAACATTAATTCTATCGAATGCAGATGATTTAGCAAGTCCAGTTTTATCACCAAAGAGAATAATTCCAGAACCAGCAGAGAAAATCACTGGATTAATTCTTGCTGAGTATAATTTATCTCTTTGAGACTTATTAGGATTGTATGCAAGTTTTACAGCATTTAGTATTGAACCTCTCGCTGTTCCTGCTGGTGAATACCATGGGAATTGATTAGAATCAGTTCTTGCACAAGTTCCAGCAATATCACCATTCAAAGGAACATAACGGAAGGTGTTATTGAACCTATCATACATGTACTTGTATCCACTATCAAATACTGCATAAGATGAAGATGATAGTGACGCATAATATGACAATACATTAGTAGTAATTGTTTCATCATTATTAATAGTAACTGATCCAGCAGCTGTATCTGTTAAGAATGCAGTTCTATATGGAGAAATAAATGCCAATGAATCCTTTCTAAGATCAGCAACAGAAATTAACTGTTCGGCAAGTGCCTGTGCAGCTGATTTTGTATGATTTCCAGAACCCATTAATAAGAAATCTACAGCATAAGTATCACTTTCAAAAAGTTTATATCCAGTTGCTAATTTAGCAACAGATGCACTTAGTGCTCCAGATGCGTTAAGATCAGTCGTACCATCATAGTTTTTACCATCAGTTAATGTATAATTTTGTGCTCCTGTTCCACCAAAGATAATACCTTCAGCATCCTGATCCCAATCATTATCTGTTGTTGGATACCAATCACTAATTACACCAGTAGTTCCTATACCAGTTCTGGATTTAAATCCAGAAGCTGTAAGTCCTGATGGACCACCTCCACCAAAGATGTATTCCGAATTAGTCTTCAGATATTTTCTCCAATAAGAAGGAGAACCTGCAGAAAATTCAGCATCTTTTGCTTTCGAAAGATTTAAGTGCTTCTCAAGAACAGTACCAGCATTTCCAGTAACTTTTCCATCTCCGTCAATTACTACAACATGAACCTCATCAAATCTTGATCCTCTTGCTGCAGCAAAATCTGAAGTTCCTGGACGATCTGCAATATTATTCCAATTAATGGTCGTTATCGTAGTTCCATTACCAACAGTTGCAGTTGAAGTTGCAAGTTTTTGTGCATCAAAGTAATCAGTTACTGAAGCAACATTTGTAATAGTTGTTCCTACTCCAGCATTAGTTACAGAAGTAATATTTCCATAACCAGAACCAAATTCATATCCACCACCTGGTTGATAATCTACAGAAGTTTCAATTCCTGTATTATTAATATGAGAAAGTACCTTAACTCCAAGAGTTCCAGAACCTATACTACATACAATTCCTTTCAAATATCCATCAAACTCTGTGGTAGCTCCTACACCAATATTGGCTTTACCAGTCATTGACTGAGTGATACCATATCCAACAACCCAACCAAAAGTACTACCAACTGATATGACCTGATCGCATTTTGAATCAATAACACCTACTCTAATTCCATTACCCCAAGATCCTGGATTTTTTGAAATAACAACTACATCACCAGAAATAGTATTCTCATCATATCCAAGATTATCGTAATGTTCTATACTCTTAATCTTAATTGCAGTTGCACCACTATTAACTGAATTCTTTAAATCATCGTCATCAGATCTTACAACCCTTAAACTTCCACCATATGCTAGAAATGATGATGCAACTAACCAACTTTCAAAATGTTTATCTGTACCGTATGACTTTCCAAACTTATCTAATAAATCGTTCTCATTCTCAACAACTGTTGGTATCTCAACGGGACCTTTAGCAAAAGGTGCTACTATTCCTCCCACACTATCAGAGGTAGGATCGATTCTTCCTGCTGTTAAATCGACTTCCCTTACTACAACTCCAGGAGATGCTAAATTTAGCGGCATCTTGATTCCCCTCGCAATCCTAATTTTATTCTAGAAATATTTATTAGTTTGCCTTTTTACATATAGTCCCACATATAAGATCTATCCCCATATTCATCAACATTCCATCTATCACCTTCATTATCTACAAAACTATCCATGTCTTCAAATCCATCTGAAATAAATCCAAACGGTGCCATATCTTGTTCTATTTGATTCTTCTGTTCTTCATAAATTCTTTTACGAACATCATTGTCCGTCATTTCTTTAAAATAATCTTGTTGGGCTAACCATGCAAATATAACAAGACACATTGCTAAGTCATCATTACAACCTTCTTCTGCTTCAAATGAATTATGTTTTTGTGCAAAGGTAGTTAATTCTGAAATAATATCATAATCTACAGTAAGTAATTTATCATCCTCAAGCATCGTTTTAAGATTAGAGCAGCCTAATTTTTTAACTGCTGCTGTCATTCTTACACCAAGTTGTGTTTTCTTACCAGAAAATCCCTGTCCAACTATTTGACCATTTCTTCCCCTCATAGAAGCCATTAGGAGATTTTCATATTCAAGATCATACTGAAGAATACTTGCAACCTGATCTCCAATATCATTAACTTCTATTATTAAGTAAGCATTATTATATCCTTTAGCAACATCCAAAATTATATTTGGAAAAAGCATTGGTTTAATTTCATTATTCCTATATTTTGCAACTACTCTATATGGAAACTCTGTAGTATCGAAAACAATAAATGCAGAATAATCATTACCTAAACCACGTGCTACATCAACACTAATTATGTAATTATGCTCTTCTTTTGGAGTTTCGTATATATCAAGACCAGCATTTCTCTTTAATGGTTCCTCATATACAAGATTTCTAAGTTTTGCTGGATTGATTAATGTATTAACAGAACCTAAAAATTCACATTCAAATTCAACTTTAAATTGTTGCTCTGAGGTGTTAGCAATTGTTTGTTCCTTCCATACCTGATCTCTACCAGGAACATCACTCCAATGTACTTCTGTAGGAATATATTCATTTTTACTACGTTCAGCATCATGCCACATACGGTAGAAATGGTTCATACCGTGAGGAGTAGATACAATAATTACTTTTGTATTTTTACCAGAAGTAATGGTTGGATAAACAGATGCAAAGAATGAATCAGCAACATGATTTGGGACGAAAGCAAATTCATCAAGAAATAG